AGATGAAGCTGATGAAATGTTATCATCTGGATTTAAGGAACAAGTTTATAATATTTTTCAATATCTTAATTCTGAAGTCCAAGTATGTTTATTTAGTGCAACATTACCTGAAGATATTAATTGCATTTTGGAAAAAATTATGCGTAATCCAGTAAGAATTTGTGTTAAACGTGAACAACTAACTTTAGAGGGAATAAGTCAATATTATATTGCTGTAAATGATGATAGAGAAAAATATGTAACACTCAAAGATATTTTCTCATTTATCACGCTATCCCATACCATTATTTATTGTAACAGTATTAAACGTGTTCAAGATTTATACGAAGCTATGTGCGAAGATGGGTTTCCAGTTTGTCGTATCCATAGTAATATGGAAAAATCAGATCGTGATAGAGCATTTAATGAATTTCGAAATGGAACTTCTAGAGTTTTGATTTCTTCGAATGTTACTGCTCGCGGTATTGATATTCAACAAGTAAGTGTTGTTATTAATTTTGATTTGCCAAAATGCGTTCATACTTATTTACATAGAATTGGACGTTCCGGTAGATGGGGTAGAAAGGGTGTCGGTATTAATTTTATCACTAGACGTGATATTGGTCTATTGAAAAAAATCGAACAACATTATTCAACACAAATTACTGAAATGCCAGCTGAATTAGGTTTTTTAAGTAAACTTTAATTCCACCCACCTTTAGAAAAGGTGGAGCCAAATTATACTAAACTAATTTTATTACAAACTATACTAAACTATACTAAATATTTTTGGCTCTACCTTTAGTTAAAACAAGTCGCTTCGCTTAAATGTAGATTCGTATAAATAATTCATTATATTTCTTGATAAAAATATAATGACTTCGGAAACAAAAATTAACGAAATTAACGACCATTTTAAACTTCCAATTTATTATAATGACAAGAAAGTGGAATTGAATAAGAATATTGTAAAAGATTTAGAGTTAATTGAAACAGTAGATCAATCATGTAATCCTATTTATAATTTCTGTTTTGATAATGATAATGATGTTTCTAAAAAACTAAATAAACAAATATGTAGCTTCTATACAACAGATGTTGAATTTCTGAAAGATAACCAAATGCTTTTAAAAGAATATAAATCATTAGGTGTCAAATATTCTGATTATTCTAAAAACTATAAAAATATTGTTGACATTTGGAATGAATTGAAAATTGATGCAGGATTTAAGGAGAGATATTACTTTGTCGAATGGGAAATACTTGATTTTTTAAACAGATCAGAATGGTTTCTTCAATTTATGAGCATATATAATCTATTATCTCCTGTGTTATCCTTACTTGTTCCTATAATAATTCTTATTATACCTTTTTTCATTATTAAAATGAAGGGATTACAGATTACAATAAGCGAATATATCGGAGTTTTAAAAATTGTTGCAAGTCAAAATGCAATTGGTAAATTATTTGTTGTAAATTTTGGAGACATTACTCCACAAGAGAAATTTTATATTTTTATTTCAGCTGCATTTTATTTATTCTCGATATATCAAAATTTTATGGTTTGTGTAAGATTTAATAATAATATGAAGATTATACATAACCACTTCAATGAAATAAGAATTTATATTAATCATACAATTAATTCAATGGAAAATTATTTGAAATATTCAAAAAAGTTGTGTACGCATAGTAAATTCAATTTACATATTACGGAGAAGTTAGAAACATTACGAGTGATGCAGAAAAAAATAGAAACGATTTCGGATTACAACATGTTTAATTTTAGTAAAATTAAAGAAATAGGTTATGTGTTCAAATGCTTTTATGAATTGCATACTGATAAAATATATGATGATACAATTATGTATTCTTTGGGTTTTAATGGCTACATAGATTGTTTAAATGGATTACAGCAAAATATTGTGGAGAGAAAAATTAACTTTGCGTCTTTCATTGAAGAATCTAAGAAAACGGTATTAGAAAACAGCTATTATGCTACATTAAAGAATTCTGAACCAATTAAAAACACAGTTAAGTTTAAGAAGAATATGATAATAACTGGTCCAAATGCATCAGGAAAAACAACTATTCTAAAATCTACTTTAATTAATATTTTATTGTCTCAACAATTTGGTTGTGGATTTTATGATTCAGCAAAGATTAGACCATTTAATCATATTCATTGTTACTTAAATATTCCCGACACATCTGGCCGAGATAGTTTATTCCAAGCAGAAGCCAGACGATGCAAGGAAATACTAGATGCTATTAATGTCTCTACTGAAGAAACTCATTTGTGTGCATTTGATGAACTATATTCTGGTACAAATCCTGAAGAAGCAGAACAAAGCGCCACTTCATTTATGAAGTATATAACAAAATATAAAAACGTATCTTGTTTATTGACAACACATTTTATAAAGGTGTGTAAAAAATTGGCAAAATCAAAATCAATTTCTAATTACAAAATGTTGACAGAAAAAAATAATAATGATTTAGTATACAAATATATTTTAACAGAAGGGATATCAGATATAAAAGGCGGATTAATTGTATTAAAGCAAATGAATTATCCTAAGGAAATTATTGATAACACAAATAGTTAAATTTTAATTAATTTCGTAAAATAGTCAATTAATTTATGCATTTTTTATAATAAATGACATCATTTGTTGAGTTCTTTAATTCAACTTTTTTAATATTTTTACTAATATTCGTCCTTGTTGGAGCGACAGCAATGAGATGTCTATATAGAAGTTAACACTATAATTTAGATATATGTTACACCCATGAGTTATTATTTTAATGACATTATAATTATTAAATTTTATAATACAATTCGTTAGTTAATTAATTAATTTATATGATCTTTTTGTAATAAAATGACTTCTTTAGCAGATTTATTAAATCCAACATTTTTAATGTTTTTAGGAATACTAGTACTTGCTGTAGCACTTATTGTAGTTTATTTTGAAAGTAAAATGAGGGAACAAAATCATAAAATTGCTTCTATGTTAAGTTTAGTCTCTACATTAGCAGAGGATATGAATGGACTTAAAATGGGTGTAAATCAATTTGCTATAAGAGGAGGGCATAATGCAAATATATCTATTAAAGATAATTTAGGCATTCCTGATACAAATAAATTAATTGAAGTTTCAGATGATGAAGAAGTAGATGATGATGAAGAAGTAGATGATGATGAAGAAGTAGATGATGATGATGATGAAGATGATGATGAAGATGAGGAAGAATCAGAATTAGGTGAAGAAACAGATGATCAAGAAGTAGATGATGATCAAGAAACAGATGATGAAGATCAAGATGATGAAGTAAAAATTATTAAATTACAAGTATCAAATGAAGAAATTGAAGATATTAATTCATATGAGGAAGCTGATAATTTAGAATTTGATCAAAACGATGATTTAGATGAATTTAATATAAATGATGACATCCCTGAAATAGCAGAGGATTATGTTGAGGAAATATTGGATTTGAAATACGATGAACACCCACAAGAAATTAAGAAATCTTTAGAAGAACCTATGATTTCTTCTATAAGCGAATTAAAGACGATTGCAATAAATTTAGGAGATGATGTAAATGAGACAATCGACTACAAAAAATTGCAATTACCAAAGCTTAGAAGCATTGCTGTCGAAAAAGGATTAGCTAGCAATTCAGATGCATCAAAATTGAAGAAACAGGATTTACTTAAATTACTTGGTGCTGAATAACTTTTAGAAAATATATTATAAATATAAAATATATAATGTCTTGGGCCACAAATTATGAAACAGACAATTCAAAACAATATGGTTGGGAAAATTGTTATTCAGCAAACAATACTATAGATTTTAATTTTCCTGCAAAAATGGCTGACGGACGTTTATGGTCACAATGGCAGCCTGACGCTCTAGTTAATGAGCGTATCCAAATGAAAGAAGGTATTCAAACCAATTGGGGATATCGCCAATTTCTCCAAAATAATGGAATGCAAATTATGAATTATAATAACCAAGAAGCTTGTTATACACTTGGACTAGATCCACACGTTAATACTGGCAAAACACCATCTGATAATGTTCCTTTTACATTTAAGGGAACTTTTGATACGAGTAAACCAGGTTTTGGTTATTGCAACTCTGATCTAAAAAATCCATACTTGTCAAGAGAACAATTGAATGCCAGATTAGTAGCACCATCTGTTAATCCAGCTGATTTTAAGAAATAAAACAATATATAAAAATAATATATTACATATAAACAACATAATAATAAGTTTTTATAATTTATTATTATAATGAAAATACTATCTATCGATGTTGGTATAAAAAATTTAGCGTTTTGTCTTTTTGTAAAATTACCAACAGATGAGCAATTTAAAGTTGCAAAATGGGATGTTGTAAATATATCTCAAGAGGACACTTTAAAATGCACATTTTCTGAAAAAAATATTTTGTGTAATAAACCTGCTAAATTTAAAAAAGAAGATGAATGCTATTGTGTTAAACATTCTAAAAAACAACAATATCAAATTCCCTCTTCGGAACAAAAACCATCGTTTATCAACAAACAAAAAATTGTGCAACTTTATGAAATAGCTGATAATCATAACATTAAATATGACCCAAAAATAAAAAAAACTGATTTGATTAATGTTATTAATGAACATATACAAAAATCATATTTTGAAACAATTGAAAGCAAAAAAGCAAACGAAGTCGATTTGTTTAATATTGGTGTGAATATTAAAAATAAATTTAATGAAACATTTAAAGATGAGGGTAAAATAAACTATGTTATCATAGAAAATCAAATAGGACCATTAGCAATTAGAATGAAAACTATTCAAGGTATGATAGTTCAATATTTCATTATGTCTAATTTAAATGTAGAACATATAGAATTTATATCAGCGTCAAATAAATTGAAAGATTGTGATATTAAAGATAAAGAAAAGTACAGTGACAGAAAAAAATTAGGCATAACAAAATGTTTAGGCATTTTAAGATTAGATTTTAGATTTAATGAGCATGTAAATTATTTTAATGGACATAAAAAGAAAGACGACTTATCCGATTCATTTTTACAAGGATTATGGTTTATTAATAATAAAAAACTTTAGAATTTAAATTGAATTATTTTTGGAATTTGAATTAATTTCAAATATATTAATTGTAATTCGTATTACTTAAAATTAAATGTTCTATTTAATCAATAAATATGGCTGATTTAATGGAAATTACTGAACTC